CAACCTCGTCCTCAAATGTCCGTTGATCGTGCTGCTAAAGATATAGTTAAGAAAATGGTAAACCATATTGTTCCTGTGCGAAATAGTAAAGGAAAATTACATGGAATAGTCCATGGACAATGGGTTTTAACACCCTCACATATTGGATCATCCTGCAAAGCTTTATTGCACAAAACAACATGGGTAGAATTAGAATTAGTTAGTACTAGACCTGATTGGGATCTTTCCTTGTGGAAATTCAATCACCCTAATTTAAGTTATGCTTTAGCTCCTTTTAAGTATGTCCCCAACAGAGAAGAATTAATTCGTCATGTAAGTGGTCATAGTGTAAGTATGACATTCCTGCCCAGTGATGAATATGGTTGGGTTGGAAACGTAGCATTGCAATATAACAAAGAATTTGCTGCGGGTAAGTTTGACGAGATTTTAGCTGTTAATGGAGTAACTGCTTCTTCTATTCCCACAGTTAGTGGTGATTGCGGTGCTCCAACTATTCTATGTTCCCCGACTTTAAAACATAAATGGATTGGAATCCATATTCTGGGTTCTAAGTGGAATGCGTATTCCACTCTCGTGACTAAGGAGCGTTTGTTTGCTCTTGGGTACGTTCCTGAGAAAACTGTGTACGAAGACGCAGTAGAAGAGCTGACCATCGATTTTGATGGAGACGCAGAACTTCAAATCGACACAACTTTTCCTGTTATTGATGACATGAATTTGTGTCCTTTGAAATTGGAGAAACCTAGGATTCCATCTGTTAAAGAGATTGAATATGTAGGACAAACTTCCTACAATGCTTATCCAGCAAAGAAAACTAATTTGATAAAGCATCCTTTTTATGGAACGTTTCCAGTAACTAAAGTTCCCTCTGCTTTAACAATTGATCAAGTTATTGATCCCTCTAAATTAGCTAAAGATGCAAACGGAAATCCTGATATGATCCTTACCCAACTGAAGAAGTACGAAGACTTCCCAACAGTTGTGGATGATGTAAAAGAAAAACTAGACATAATGGTTCCCCAAATGATTGATCAAATGAAACATGTTATGGGTAATTGTGACTATACTCCTCTTTCAGATGAAGACGCTCTTTCAGGCTTAATGTTGGATCCTCAATCTAAATCTTTAGATATGAGAACATCCTCAGGAGAACCTTGGACTAGAGTTGGTAAAACTGATGGAAAGAAGAAAGGAGCTTTTCTCACTATAACACGTGGAGAATGTGATCAAAAGAGATATAATTTCAATCTTGATGTAGAACACGGACGTGTTCTAGTGGAAGCAATCAACCGAAAAGAGAAACTTGCTAAGCAAAGAATACGAACACTCTCTCTATGGAAAAATTGTCTTAAAGACGAAACTAGAGATAGAGAAAAAGTTGACATTGGCAAGACTAGACTATTTGTAACAGCTCCTTTTGAGTCTGTTTTTCTGATGAGAAAATACCTAGAACCTTTCAAAAATCAGTGGCAGAAATGCAGGATTAAATTACCTCACGCAGTAGGAATTGATCCTTGCTCAGCCGAATGGTCTCAGCTAGTCTACGCATTGCAAGCTAGTGGATTAGAAATGAATGATGCTGACTTCGGCCAATTTGATGGCAGATTACGTGCTGATTTCATGAGAGCCGCTGGAAAAGTTGTTTTAGGAATAATTGACCCCGAAGATGACGAAGTAAGAGCAGTTATTGAAACTCTCTGGGAAGAAATGGTGGAAACTTTCCATCTAACATACAATATGGTTCATTTGACTAAACATGGAAATCCTTCTGGAAATCCTTACACAACTGTGATTAATTGTCTTGTGAACTTTATGTATCATTGGTTCTGTTTTATGCGTATTACAGAAACCTCCTCCCTAAGAGTTTTTCAGAATGAAGTTTCTATATTTGTGTTTGGAGATGATGTGATCTTTTCTAAATCTCCTCTTTC